CTTTCTTTCGAGCAAATATCATTATATTCCAGATGTAAACTTCTTAAAGTCGAGAATATTCTTGATGTGTGTATGCCTCCAACGAATATTTCCCATGATTTCTTCAAGGGTGTCAATAATAGTTTTCTGATAATCGATCTGCGCTCTAATTCGCACAAGATCTGTGTCAGTAGAATAGTACATGTCCATGTCTGACTTCAGCGGTTTAGTCATACCATCGAATGGATCATACTGCCAGCCCCTTTTGTCCATGTCTTCTTTAGACATCTTAGCATTAAAGTAAAGCCACTTATCCTTTTTAGTGGAATCGAATTCCATTTCCCTTTTCTTCAAGTGCAGCTTTGCCATAGAGAAAAGCTCAAGGTATTTCGCGTGTAACTTTGAAGATTTGATCGTTTCTTCGTCAAGACAAATGTCATCTAAAACACCGTCTCTCTTCCACATTTCTAAGATTTGTTCCAAGTTAATCATAATATAAAATTATTTATAACTATTTAATAATCACGAATTCGTTGTATCTAAATGTTACGTCTGCTTGTAGGTATTCAACCTCGCTGCTTTGAGTGCTAAACTCTACTCCGCTTAATGATGTTGGGAACGAGTCTTTAAATTGGAATTGTTTATTCACGTTGTTGTGACTTGACATAACCGATAAAATCATATCGTGTCTTTCTAAACCTTCGCTATTTGCCTTTATCCAATTAAACATCTCGGTGTAATTATGCATGTCTTCGTCAATCGCAAAGCGTAACGTCAGAGCATCGAACGTCCTTGACTCACCGGGTGTGTAGCCTATCCCTCCGCGGAAATTAGTTTGAATCTCTGACGACGAAACAGAAGGAATACCAAAGGATGTAATAAAGAACTCGGTGTTTGCAAACTTTTCACGATTGATCGTGAGCTTAAACCCTGTAGGAGAAAGCATGTTAATATTCGATGTTAGATTGTTTCCACTCATATATCTATTTATAACGCAAAAAAAGAGGAGCTCCGAAGAACTCCTCTTTAAGATTAGTTAGTATAAAACCTAGCTTTGTCCACCAACGTTAATGTTCTTAACGCGGAATGTACGGTAGTAAGGATTAGACTTAGCAGCACCGATACCATCGACAGCGCCGATGATTGGATTAGCGATAAGACCATAACGAGTCTTGAAAGCAATCTTAGGTTGGAAGCTATTTTCACCAACTGCACGGACCATAGTGAGTGGTACGTATGGGCAATAGAACATACCAGCATCATAAGCGCTATCGCCCTTATAACCAACTGTTGCGTATTCTTCAGATGCATAAGGATCTACATATACTTTAAGGCGTCCATTAAGGAGACCAGCAAATGTGTTACCAGTTGAATCTACGTTGAGACCTTCACCACCGAAAGTAAGTTTACCAGCGGCTGCCAAAGCAGAAGCTACATTACTTGAGCAGATAACGAAGTTACCTTTTCCACGACGTGTGTCAAGAGCAATCTTGTTAGCTTCAGTTTCGATTTGGAAGATAAGTGACTGGAACTTCTCGACTGCCCAACGGCCGTCTGCATCAGCTACCAAGTCGAATGCTTCAGTAGCACCAACTCCACCACGCTTGCCGGTGATTACCATCGAGCGGATAACTTCACGATTGATTTCAGCAAGGATTTCACCACTCAAGATATTAGCCAATTCAGATTCGGCGTCAAGGCCGTGAACTGCTTTAAGATCTTGCGCAAGCTCCATCGAGTATTCTGCTTTCAACTGACGAGTCTTAGCTGTAACAGTAGCTTTGTCAATGGTGAATCCCATATCGTTAAGCGAAGTATCTGTTTCAGCAGCAAGAGTGCCAATGCCTGTACCAGTAGTGATACCAGACTCAGGAGAATCGAAGAGTGCACCAGCGTGTGCACCTGCACCAGCGAAGTCTGTATCAGCTTCGTTGAAGAGGGCTTCACCTTGGGCAGCAACTGGGCTGTCCTGATCGAAAGCAGCACCGTTACCATACTTAGCTTTCATTGCGAAAGCAAGACCAGTAGGACCAGACATTGGCTGGACACCTGCTACGTCATAAGCGATAAGGTTTGGCATTGCACGGCGTACAAGAGAGATAAGTACTGGATCAAAAGCTGTGACCGAACCAGTATTTACGTTTGTTTCTTGAAGAGAACCAAAGTTTGATGCAACATTTTGTTCCTTAAGAGACACTTCTGTGTTCTCGAGGAGTTTAGCTGTTACAGCTCTCTTGTAGCTATCTGTGATAGGTGCTTCGTCAGTGTGATCAAGCACTGGAGCCCATTTTTTCATTTCTGTTTCTGCGTTAAACATTTTTAATAATTCCTTTTCTAGTTGTTAGAATGTAGATTGATTGGGTTTATTTGAATCGAGAAAGGTGTTGTACATACTTAGCCATACTCTTAGGGAGTTTAGCGTTTGCAGGTGCTGCACCTTCAACGATAGTTTGTGTTTCGGTTGTTGAGGATTCAACTGTTTCCGATAGAACTTCTTCCTTAGACTCTTTAAAGAATCCTTCTTTGATTGTTGCTACTTTAGCTGCGAATGTTTCAGCATCTACGAACTGGGTTTCTTCAACGAGTGAAGAAAGTTTACCAGCTTGTGTGGATGCCAAATCAGAAGATGCTTCAGCGATAACCTTTTCACGTTGAAGAGTTTCTACTTGCTGTGCAAGTTCGCTCTTCTCAGCTTCAGTGTTCGCAAGAGATTCTTTAATCTCAGCAACTTCTTCAGAAAGTTCATCTACAAGATCAACTTTAGAATCAGGAACTTCGATATAGTGCTCAGTGAATACACCCTGAAGCGCATCCATAAAGTTTTCTGTGATCTCAGTGCGAAGCTTGTTATCAACAAACTCTTGATTTTCTTCGATAAAGGATTCAACTACGTATGAAAGATATCCATCAATCTTCTCTACAAGTGACTCACGGACGTAAGCGACTTCTTCGGAAAGATCTTCAGCATATTGTGCTTCCAATGATTCTTGAATTCCATTAACCTTATCAGCGATAGCTGCTTCAAATAAGACAGAAGCTTTTGCTTTGAAGTCTTCAGTCAAATCCTTGTCTGCTTCAGCGAGCACTTTAAGATCTTCAGCGAATGAATCCGCTTCAGTTTCTTCGTGCACACCGCATGACGACACGATTGATTTAAAAGAAGCTTGTAGGTTTTCCTTTTTCATAACCTTAAGTTGACCATACATCGCATTGATGATGTCAGCTTTAGTCTTAGGAACTTCTACTTCTCCTTCGTCTTCACTCATGTTAATTGCTTCGTAAGCCGCAACTAGATTTGATTTTTTCATTCCCTTAAGAGCGTCAAAACTTGCAGCAAGAATACCAGCTTTAGTTTTAACTTCAGGCAATTCAACTTCGTCTTCAGAATCTTCATCCTCATCGGATTCTTCTTCTTCTTCGACTTCTTCTTCGTCAGACTCTTCATCAGCGGCTTCGGAAACTTCTTCCTCGTCCTCTTCTGAATCTTCATCATCAGCGGCTTCGGAAACTTCTTCCTCGTCCTCTTCTGAATCTTCTTCGTCTTCCTCAGTAGCTTCTTCTAATTCTTCATCTTCATCTTCGGATTCGTCCTCTTCATCAGAGTCTTCTTCCTCTTCATTTTTCTTCTTGGCCTCACCAAGAAGCACGTCTAAGACTGCATTAGATAAGGGTTGTTCTTGTTCAGTGACTTCAGTCTCCTCAGAAACTTCAACCTCTGATTCAATAACAAGATCCTTTTCTTCTACGTCTTCGATAATTTGTTCGATTTTATTTGACATACATTAAGTTTCCTTACTTATGAATTAGAGTTTGGAGAGGAAATCACTAAAGATTCTCTCTTGGGCTTCACTAATCCGCCCAATTGATGCCCTTTTAATCTCAGTCTCATATTCTTCAATTTGTTGAGGCTTCAAGATGCCATTCTCCCAAATCCATTCTACACCTTCCATAATACCTTCAACGAAGGCAGACGGCGCACTTGGATCTTGGACAATATCGACAGTAGCAAGAACGAAATCGTTTTTAACGAATGTCTTACCTTCCTTTTGCTCAACAGTACCCATACCACGACTTGAAACGCCTAACTTGCACCCGCCTTCGACGAGTCCTTTCACTATTTTACCCATAGGTGTATCTAGTATAAGCGCTTTTCCAACAACATCATTACCGACCCATTTTAGTTCGGTAATTCTGTGCGAAACTTTATCAAGGTTAATTGCTGGGCCTTCTGGGTGATTCAACTCACCAACGGCTCTTCCAGTTTTAACCTGCTCCTTAACATACTTGGCAGTTGCTGCCTCTAGTATATCTTTAGGATAAATTCTATTATTGCGGTTTTGCTGCTCCGCTTGCATAAAAACGCCTTCGATGAAAACGTTCTTTTCACCTTTATCGTTTGCTTCGGTAATATACTGCACCGAATCTAAATGTTCTGTAATTAATTTCATTTAGCTTATTTCTGTTTGTTATAAATTTGAGCTGTAAGACCTACCTTACGAACTTCAAGAGCATCTTCTAGCTTCTCGCGCATCGCTTCTCCAAACGCTTTTGCAGAACCTACTTTATTATTTTTTACGATATTGTTAAATATCTTTTGTACTTTTTCACTCATGTTAATTCTATTTATACTAATTACGTTTTTAAGGTGTATAGTTTATTTATATGATTTCAAAAATCTCTTCTCTGAATTCTTCCGTGTCTCTACTAAAAAACTCATACGAGGTTACCTCCTAAAAACGCGTATTCTGATGTTTTAAATGTTATCTGCGCTTGGCCCAAGCAAGCCCATAGGACCTTGAGGGCCTTGCTTCCCCTGATCACCTTTTACGCCCTGACCTCCGGCACTGCCTTTAGGTCCAGGTGTAGCTTCGAACGTCCTAGTAATTTCTTCAAGGTGATCTATCTTTTCTAAGAGAGGCTCTATTCGCTTATTTAACTTTTTGTATACTGCAGAGGTGAACGCAATATTAATATTATCACTTTTTGGCATAATAGTATTTATTCGTCTAATAGCTTAGTCATGACAGCGATTTGCGCGATGTCGGATTCTTTCAATACGGCATCAGACTCTACAACGCTATCTTCTGCAATAGTAATATCTTCTTCAGGTGTTTGCACCGATTCAAAATCAAGATCCATATCGTCTTCATCTTCGCCGCCGCCTTCTTCTTCAATTTCTACATCTAAACGATCGATATCTTCATCTGATTGTTTTAGAATAACTTGACGGACATACTTATTAGAAACATATTTACCAACAAGATCTTCCATCTGACTCGCCATTTCTAAACGTTCTCTTAAAATTTCGAACTCTTTAAGCTCTGAGAAATAGTTATCTTCGAGAAAGTTAATATTGATCTTTTCTTCAATATCGCTCCAATCGCTTTCTGTAATAACACCTTTAAGGATAAGCTGAATACGAAGAGCATCGATAATCATGTAAGAGAATTTCTTACGCAGACGATCAACAAACTTTTGAAACTTAACTTCCTCGCGTGATATCTCACTCGCTCGCCCAATACTAAATGAACTTTCTTGTTCTAAACGTGCGACTGGAACGTTAAGTGCACGGTAAAGCTTCTTCTGGAAGAATACCACATCTTCAATTTGGCCAAGGTTTTCACCACCACCCAATGTCGTAATTTCTGTACCACGGCCACCTTCTCTACGTGGAAGATAAAAATCTTCGAGCATAGACATGTGTTTACGGTCATCCGCCACTTCACCAGTTGAAGCATCATATACCATCTTGTTACGATAGCGCGATACGACCTGTTGAAGGTACTCTTCTGCTTTACCCTTTGGTAAATTACCTACATCGATATAGAAGATTCTGCGTTCAGGGGCACGAGATACACGGTAGACAACCAATGAGTCTTCCATATAACGAAGTTGATTTACCAACTTCATCGCTTTGTGCAAGTGACTAATGCCACGAACTTTGCCAGCATCGAATAAACCTGAATTCACTTGGATGATCGCGTCTGTGGCGAATTTAATCCCCTGTGTTTGTTCCTGCGCGGTGTTAATACTTGGAGAATACAAATAATATTCATCCTTCAATCTTTCGTATTCTACGTTAGTTTGTGGATCCGTTACCTTTTCGATCTCTTTAACTTTACTAATGTGTGTAGATTCGATGGGACGTAACTCGACAATACCGCGCTGTGGGTTTTTATCGTCGATGATTACGTGAAAATATAGTTTACCATCAATGTACCAATTACGGAAATAATCAGAAGACCTATGGTTAAACTTATAGAGTTGTAATACTTTATTGAACTCTTCTGTAATTTGTTTTCTTACTTTTTCAGGCTGGTTTAAATCTTCTGTGATCAATTCAACCGGTGCCGAAACATCTCCTGAAGCAATTGCACCATCAACAATATCTGAAATCGCGGCATCGCACTCAGGCTGTAATGATGCTTCTCTATATTTAGTAATTAGTTCGTGATCCGAAACAGTGCTGGTACCTTCCAAATCAACATACTGCCCGTAGTAACCTCCACCAACAGTAACGGTTGCACCGCCATCGTCATTAATTTTAGGTATGGGCGAGATTATTTTCTCTTCAGCGGCTTTGTGCTGACTAGAAACCTTCTTATTAATTTCGTATCCGAATAATTGCATATTATTATTTATATCACAATAAGCAGAGGGTTTGGACCTCTGCCTATTGGATACTCTATCTATTTAATTGAAACTACGAAGTCGTATTTGACTCCCAGTATTGATATGCGAATTCAACAGTGAATTCTTCAATTGTATCTGCGCTATCATTACTCACATCAATCGGTGAGATGTTAACAGGATATGCTCCGCGAATTTCGTACGTCTTAGTAGTTGCACCTGCTTTATCAAGCTGTTCAACTCCCATGTCTGTCATATAATCCGCAGGGTTTGTAAGTCCACCATTTGATACGTGCTCGTTGATCCCGTTTGACCAACGCTCAAATGCGTCTCTAACTTCCATACCAGTATCATTTATAATCGTTACTGTCCAATTTTCGAAGACACGATCACCAGCTATTTTAAGCTGACGTCCTCGGAATGGAATATCGATTTGACCAATAGTACTGCCTGGTAGTTGAGCGGCTTTGCACATGAATTGTGCTAATTCGCTATTACCTGCGGCGTACGCTGGAAATGTAATAGTAGCTTTAAAAAGATTAGCTCTCGCTCCTCCTCCAATTAATTTCGATTTAAAATCGTCTACAGTTGCCATAATAGTTTTTTCCTTTCTAGTTTAGTTACCTGTACCAACGATCTCAGAAAACTCAACACCAGTGCGTGTAGCAACAAAGTTGAGTGTAATGAAATTGATTGAACGAGCTGGTTTAATATAAATATCCGCAACAAATCGATTTGTATCAATAATCTCACCTGTGTTATTTGTTTCGTCACAAACAACAAGGAAGTCAGTAATACCACGACGACCTTTAACATCCCTTAGGAATGGTTCGGTCATGTTACGGAACATCGCACGAGTAAACTCGTCGTTCAACTCAAAGAGTTGATACTTAGATGCGGTTGAAATTGCTTTTTCTAAAACAATGAAGAGTCTGCGTACGTTAATTCGATCAAACGCTGAAGGTTTACTTTGCGCCGTCTTATCACCGAAAAGTAGAATCCCCTGTCCAGGCTGAGAAATGATTGGATTTACACCAGCTTTATAGAGCTTATCACGATCTGCTTTCTTAGGGTTGTACTTAAGCTTTGTTACGCCTAATAGATTTCCACGATTATAGCCAGCAGGTGAGAACCAAGGATCATTGGTGTCATCTGTTCTAGCACAAAGGCCAGCGATGTGGCCACTTGCAGGAATATACATATACTCGTCGTTATACTTATTGTAGACGTATACCGCAGTGCTGTCCATCACGAGATAAGAGTTATTGAAACTCAAATCACCAATAGCTTC